TGCCCGCTGTGGTAGACCCCCGTCTAGTATTACGGGGGTAAATCCCACAGAGCCTGTGACACTCACCTTGTATTCGCAAGCGTAGCGCGCCAGTGTTTGAGCGCTAGCGAGTCTTTTGATTACCTACCTAAATTCTTTTTGTATTTCTCGACTCTTACTTCTCATCAGCAAAGCCTCCATCAAAATGAATAATGACTCTTTTTCTGGTTCATCAAGTGATTCAATCATTCGGATTTTCGATTTCAGCTTTTCGTCAATGTTTGTTTCGCTATCGCTGACAAGTTCAGCTATTGGTACACCATAGAATTTTGCTAATTTTTCTACAGTTTCCAGTTTTGGTGATTGTGTGCCTTTTTCATAAGCTAAATAGGTATTTTTTCCAACGCCGATACCATTTGCTACTTCTTCTTGGTTCAGATCTCTCTCAACTCTTAAATCCCTAATTTTTGAACTAAACATACATACAGCTCCTATAGTTGTGCTTATTTTTGAACATTATAATCCCTGTTTTTTTGGACAGTCGTTTACAATCACAATTTTTTGGGATAGCCTGTCACTACAAATTGAACTTGACAGGTTTTTGAAGGCTAATGAAAAAGCAGATTTTCACTCTTGACGAATTACAGCTCGATACAAACGCTTCTCCGTTTGTTTTTGTCGATTATCTTGCTTGGTCGGTTCCTTATGCTTCATTCCGTCACGCGCATAAGTCTGATTTGTCCTCGCTTATCTGGGCACCTCTTCCTAAGCCTGATTACCGTATGGCTCGCACCCCTGAGCAAAAAGAGAAGTTAATCGAGCTTTATAAGCAGAAGTGGAACGTTGCCATGATGGAGCGCTTGGAGGTGTTTTGCCTTCATGTTCTTGGTCTTCGTATGTCGCCTTGGCGCGATAAGGGGCTTTATGGGTATGAAAACTCATGCCATTTGATGTCGAAGTACTCCAATAAACACGTGGGCTTTGTTGCGCTAGGGGGAAACCGTAATACCTGTTACTTCCAAATTGAGGGAGTAGGGTGTCGAACCGTGTTAGAGCACACCTCTTTATTCCGTCTTCATTGGTGGCTCGATTTATTAGGTTGCTCTCGTCTGTCTCGTATTGATTTGGCCGTTGATGACTTTCACGGTTTGTTTGGCCGTGAGTACGCCAAAAAAGCCTATTCCGATGACGCCTTTCGCACCGCTAAAGCGGGACGTGCCCCTAACGGTGGTGAGCGATTAGTCTCTGAGCCTAATGGCAAAATCATCAATGAATCTTTCGAGGTAGGCTCTCGTGAATCTCGCATTTACTGGCGTATCTACAACAAGGCTGCTCAGCTTGGTTTAGATATGCACTGGTTTCGTAATGAGGTCGAGCTTAAAGACATGCCTATCGACGTTCTGCTCAATATCGAGGGGTATTTTGCAGGTTTGTGCGCGTACTCGGCCTCAATTATCAATTCCTTGCCTGTCAAGGTGGTCACAAAAAAGCGTCAAGTGGCGCTCGATATCCACTCACGCATTAAGTGGGCTCGTCGTCAGGTCGGTAAGACGTTGTTTGATATTTCAAAGCATTTTGGTGGTGATTTGGAAAGGGTGTTTGGGGCGTTGATTTCTAAGGAAATTCACGACGATTCACTCAATCTTCCGGATTCTTATATGAAGTTAATTGATGAAATTATGGGTGATTAATATGAAATCTCGTTTTGTTGTTTTTGGTGCCTCTCATTCTGAAGGGGTGAGTAAGACTGGTGCACCTTATCTTATCCCAGTGCTTTTTGTTGGTAAGCCGATTCGCCAGTGGAAAAACGATAAAGGCCAATGTTTGACGTTTGGCTTGCAGCATCAGGAAGTGAAATTTGTATCCAGTGACGCGATGACCAGAAAACTCGAACAGACCGCCTTTCCGGTTCTTGTCACGTTTGACAATGAGCCAGACCCAGAAGACCCATCGCGTAACCTCGTGATTGATTATCAAGTGGTGTGTTCCTTGTTTGACAACGTGCCGGGCGGCAAGCCATTGGATAAACCTCAACCCATTAAATCTTGATGGACTTAACCCATTACGTCTGGAACGAGGCGCTCTATTTCGCGGTGGTCAAGGCCGTTCTCGTTCTGTTCTTTACATCCTTTGGGATTGGCGCGGTTGCCAGTCTCATTTTATCCACGGTAAAGGAGAAGCTACATGTTTAGCTCACTGAAAAACAAACTTAATACCTTTAAAAGCACGCTTTCACTCGGGGTTTTCTTGCTGTTTTCCGCATTTGCTAACCAAGCACTCGCGGCTGCTGATGCGGGTTTGGTCACGGAAGTCACCAAAACACTGGGCACCAGTAAAGATACGGTGATTGCGCTTGGGCCGCTCATCATGGGCGTGGTGGGAGCAATTGTTCTGATTGTTACTGTGATTGGCTTAATTCGTAAGGCTAAATAGTGCTTGAGTTGTGGCTGGGTCTCTTTGGCTCAGCGGTCATCATTATCGGCTTTGTGTCGGGCTTATATTTGGTTTAAGGGAGGAGGGCGAGCGTTCGCCCTTTTTTATGCGCTATTTTCTACTGTTTTTGACATTGCTCTTTCTTTCTCCATCGGTAACGGCTTCTGCCATCAATTGTGATCCTAATACTACTACGTCACACCAGTTACTTTTCGGTTTTGGCTCTCCCATTGTGCAATCGGTGTTATTTGATGGCTGCATGCTTGATATTGAAAAAGATGACTATGGTTTTCTTTGGTCTTGTCTCTCAAATGAAAATGGGGACTATTGCAAGGGGCTCTACAAACCCCGTTTTTCACAAGGGGTATCCCCGAACTGGCCGATGTGCGACTTGTCCGGAGCATCTGCAGAGCGCTGCATTTATCCTTATTGCCCTGAGGGGGAAGAGTGCGTTCCCTTACCACCTACACCGCCCAGTGATTCCCCTGTTGATGGGCTGAGCAGCTCGTTTAAGTCTGCGTTCAATCAGGTCTATAAAAACCAATCAGAGATGGCTTCGACTCTCAATCATGTCAGTGGTCAGGTGTCCCACTCTCAAGATATGGTTCAGCTCAATACGAAGTTTCACGCTGACCGTGTTCTTGAGAGTGTCACCGCAGTCAACAATCGATTGAATGGGCAAATAAACTATCTTGAGGAAATCCGCATTGATGTTTGGGATACGCAGCGGGAGGTCAGAAAAGCCAAGGATGAGCTTTACTCTCGTGTTGCGGCTGTTTCATACGATGTGCTTTATAGCGAGCTTAATGTCCTTCGGGCGATTGATGAACTTAAAGACTCACTCGGTGGGACTGTCGTTCCGCCTAACCCAGACCAACCCAATCCCACGCCACCCGATAGCAGCAGCCCCAATTATACAGGGGCGCTTAATACCATCTCTAAAAAGCTCAATACCTTAGAGACGATTTCACAGCAACTCGACACCATGAACACGGCGCTATCAGGGCGCTGCAGTAACCCTGCTCGCTGTCAGTTTCCGATACGAGAGGCCGAGACCGAGTTAGAAACGGCTCAGCAGAATTTAAAGCAGATGATCAACGAGAAAATCACCCAGTCGGCTTTGCATCAGTTCAAAGGCTCGGCGGCGGTGCCTTCGTTTTGCTCCTATGTCGAGGCGTTTGGTTACAACCTCTGTTTTGACTTCTCCCTCTTTTCTGAAAACCTGCACATCATCCGCATGATAGTGCTCGCGGTGGCGTACATTCTGGCCGCCATGCTCATTTTGTTTAGGTGATGCTTATGATGGATACCCTTTATGACTGGCTAATTGATGGCTTTACGTGGCTTGTGATCAAGCTCGGTATTATGTGGATTGAGAGCAAGATTTTTGTCATCCAATTCTTCTGGGAGATGTCCCAGAAAGTGATTGATATGTTTACCATCTATCCGCTTATCCAACAGGCTATCGATATGCTGCCTCCTCAATACAGCGGCTTTCTGTTCTTTTTAGGGTTAGACCAAGCGCTGGCTATCGTGCTTCAGGCTTTGATGACCCGTTTCGCCCTGCGAGCGTTAAACCTATGAGTATCTTTATTCATCACGGCGCGCCAGGCTCTTATAAAACGTCAGGGGCATTATGGCTTCGTCTGCTGCCGGCGATTAAGTCAGGCCGTCACATCATCACGAATGTGCGAGGCTTAAACCTTGAACGCATGGCTAAGTACTTAAAAATGGATGTCTCAGACATCAGTATCGAGTTTATTGATACAGACCATCCAGACGGTCGCTTAACGATGGCGCGTTTTTGGCACTGGGCGAGAAAGGACGCGTTTCTCTTTATCGACGAATGTGGTCGCATCTGGCCGCCGAGACTGACGGCCACCAATTTAAAGGCGCTCGACACGCCGCCGGATTTGGTCGCAGAGGATAGGCCGGAAAGCTTTGAAGTGGCTTTTGACATGCATCGTCACCACGGTTGGGATATCTGCCTAACCACGCCTAACATTGCCAAAGTGCACAACATGATAAGAGAGGCGGCGGAGATAGGGTATCGCCACTTTAACCGCGCCACAGTGGGGCTAGGGGCAAAGTTTACCCTGACCACCCACGATGCAGCCAACTCTGGACAGATGGACTCGCACGCGCTGACACGCCAAGTCAAAAAAATTCCAAGTCCGATTTTTAAGATGTACGCAAGCACCACGACAGGCAAAGCACGCGACACGATGGCCGGAACGGCGCTGTGGAAAGACAGAAAGATCCTTTTCTTGTTCGGCATGGTTTTTTTGATGTTCTCTTATTCGTTTTACGGCTTACACGACAATCCAATTTTTACAGGGGGAAATGATGCACCTATCGAGTCAGAGCAATCCGAGCCTCAGTCAAAGGCTACTGCTGGGAATGCTGTCGGGAGCAAGGCGGTTGCTCCTGCGTCTTTTGGTTTTTGTATTGGTCGGCTTTGTGTCCAAGATGGTTTTGTCACTGTTGGTGATGAGCGTTATCGCCTCGTAGACAATTTGGACATTCCTTATCGTGGTCTATGGGCGACAGGTCATCACATTTACAAGGATACGCTTACAGTGTTTTTTGAAACCGAGAGTGGCAGCGTGCCAACAGAGCTGTTTGCATCGAGCTACCGCTACAAGGTGCTACCGTTGCCGGATTTCAATCACTTTGTGGTGTTCGATACCTTTGCAGCGCAAGCGCTGTGGGTAGAAGTGAAACGGGGTTTACCGATAAAAACAGAAAATGATAAAAAAGGACTAAATAGTATA